AGATACGCGTGGTTCGGACCTTCGTTGACGATGCGAATGACGCTGCCCGTACCCGGCAATGTGATAGACGCGCTAGCCGTGACGGTGACCGCAAGCGATCGGCACGCAGATTGCGCGGTGAATGAGCCTTGGTACATTACAGCCTCCGATGATTGGATACGTGCCGCATGTGATCTTCCCAAACGTCGTTTAGCGTCTCCTGCACTTGCAGGTTCGCCCAGTCCGGCTCTTTGGAAATTGGTTTGGCCTGTTCATGGCGCCATGCGACAGCCATCATCCGGAACGCATCGGCCGGATTTGAAGACCAGTTGTGTAGCGGTTTCTCGCGAAAGACTTTCTTCTCGTCGTCCCACTCGCGCCGATATTCGCGCAGAGCGTCCGTGCCTTCCGCACAGTGCTCTTCGTCGAAATAGACGCGGGGGAACATGTTCCGTGCTGCCTGAATGCCGTCCTGCACGCTCAGGCTAGGAACGATGTCCATCTTGTCCCAGCCGAGCACCGCGGCGAGCTGCTCAATCACTGACTTGCCCTTGGCCGCCAGCGTCTTAGCCCGCGCATCGTGTGGCAGAAAGTGCTTCTCGTACCGATAGGCCAGCCGGTGCGCGCACTCGAGGATCAGATCACCCTTCGTCGGCACCACATCATCACCAATCAGATCGATCTGCACCTCGCGGCCGATCAACTGGCCTGCGTAGTAATCCGGCTTCTTGCCCGATGACGAGTGGAAGTCGATTACTCGGATCTCGCCGGCTATCACCTGGAACCACCAGATAGACGTATCGTCCGTCCGGCCCAAGTCCCACGAGGTAAAGACTGGATAGTTCGGATCGTGCGCAACCTTGCAGATCCGGCCTTCCTGATCGATATGCCGGAACTCGGCCGCGTAATACGCGCCCATAATCGCGGCGTCAAACGAGCAGAGATATTCCTGATCGAACATCGCCAAGCCCATATCCTCGCCAAAGTCAGCGATATAGGCTTTGCGCAGCTTCTCTAACTGCTCTTCGTTGAATATGCCCGTCTCACGCGCCGACAGAACCTGAGCGAATGCGCCAGGCTCATTGCGAGCTGCGTTCAGCGTGCGATATGCGTGATTCTTGCCTCGGGGCGTGGTAATGAAGAATTCCCAGCCCTTGTTCTCCGCGATGATAGGCCGGAGATATGCACGAGCGGCCGGATTCGCCAACGCCCATTCCGAGTACACCAGCCCGACAGGCGGCGCACCAACCATTGCGTTGTAGTTGTCCGAGCCTAGCACCTGCCACGTCGAGCCGTTCACGAACTCGATGAACATTTCCTGATCGTTCGTCCGCTTGCGCAACTCGTGCGGGAACGCCTCGTCGATCCGGCGCTTGCCCGTATGGCCGTTCACCGCGTTCCAGATCGCCTTACGTGCCTGCGATGCCAGCGGTAGCATGTGCCAGTACGTTCCGACGCGCTCGAAGCTCTTGCAGGCTGTCGTATGGAGCGCAATTTCATCCTTGCCGGCGCGGCGATGCCAGATCAGTTCGGCATGTTTGCCGCCCTTCTCCATATAGTCCCAAGCCGGCCGCTGATATGCGCGTGGCACCCAACCGTTTGGCAGTCGGATCTTAGCCACGAAGTGAATCCTTTTTTACCGCTCGGGACGTGTTAGAGAAAACTACTCGGAATCGCCAGCGAACTTGATGATCTCAATCGTCAAGCCCACTTCGCCGTTCACTTCTACCGCTTGCGATGCCTTGCCGTACCCACGGTCGATCAGTTCCTTAGCCGCAGCCAGGCGCGCAGTGTCGTTCTCGGACGTGTTCATGATCCCTACGATCGTGCCTATGGCGTCCGCGCCGTACTGCTGTGCCAGAGCCTTGATGTCGGCTGTGATCCGGTTGGGAGTGCCTTTCTGGCGTCCTCCGCGCCTTTCTCCGGGTGCTGATCCTTTAGGCATTGCTATTCTTTGCTACTTTTGCTGTTTGCGTACTTCTGCGCCAATGCCTCAGCCTGTTGGAGCAGATCGTCCAGCGACGTGTATTCCCCGTGCGCTTTGATCTGCTCGATTGCCCAGTCTCGGGCTTCTGCTGAGACTTTCACGTTAGCCACCGACGCTCGGCGCCCATACGTTGTTGCCGAGGCAATAGAAATCGCCTGTCTTGCCGGCCGGGATCGATGCGGACGCTGCTGCGGCTACGAAGCTGCCACCGGTCGGGGGATAGACCAGCAATGCGTTCGTTGCCTGGTTGTTCACCACGATGTACACGTCGCCAGCCAGACCGCACATGGACGCTGCGTTGGCAACCGGCAGACGTGCGCCAGTGCCCGAGCCAACCGTCGTGAAGACGCTGAAGTCGTTCGTGATGGCCGTTGCCGTTGCTTGGTTCGTGCCAGCAGCGGTAAGTGCCAATACGGGCTTGCCTACGGTAACTTGAGCCTGAAGCGCCGGAACACTTGCGCCCATCAGGTTTGCGATTGTCGTCATGTGATTCTCCTAAGCTGCGCGCACGGCGCTTTCAACTACATATGGTCTGAAAGCCTCGCCGTCGTGCTCTGCGAGAATTTCTTCTACGGTTAAATCGTCCAGCAGTACCCAGCCCGTGATCTCGTCACCTTGGCCGAGCCCGTCATTCCATTGTCCGAAGCGCACGAACTGGCCTTCAGGCGACAGCCGCGCTGGGTCTAACGTCACTTGGTATGTCACCACGCGCATTGATGGGTGGCCGAGATCGTCCAGCAGCTTCGCGTTCTTCAGGTCCTGATCGAACGAGACGATCGCTACTTGCTTCTTGGTGATGGTTTCGATCATGGGCGCACATGTAAAGACGCCCCGACTGGCGGGGCGAAAACCTGCGGGAGGAGATCGCAGGGAAGGGGTAGGTTGAGAGCGACCGGTTCTGATCTCCGGCATCCAATCTGTAGCGTTCTAGATTGGTCACGCTGTTAGCGCATCAGCCTGCGCATTCTTGCTCTCACAACGGCCGACTCGGCAGGATCAGATAACCAGAACTCTTAGCCGCGCCATGCAGCACCGAATCGGCACTTGTGAAAGCAAAAAGCCCAACCAGACGGGGGATCTAGTTAGGCTTTTTTAGGGCGAGTTATGCCCCACACATGCAATTCTGAACGAATCTCTGCTGGTTTACAAGCGTTTTCAGCAACCCCTTAGCGAAAAGTTTCGGCCTTAGCACTTCCTTAGCCTCGGCATAGTCGCTTTCCTGCGTCTCGGGATAGCGCGGGTTCGTCCAGACCGTACGGCCGGCGTCCATATTGCGCATTGCCGTCTGAATAGCCATGCGCTGGCGCAGCGTCAGTTCGAAGATAAGCGGCTCGACTGCCTTGGCGATGCCTTCCCGAAGCCGATGGTCGACGATCTCGGACAGCTCGTCATATTCCATCCACTGGCGGCTAATGGTGAAATCGCGGCATGTTGAATCAGCGCGGCCGTAGCCTAGCGCGGGCTGGTAGCTTTGAGAGAACACATACCAGTCATATAGGATGTCGTCGATTTCGTCATGGCCCATTACTTTCTCCCTCCATATAGTCGTTCGATCGTCGCCGCGAGGCAGTCCAGTTCGCTTACCTTCACCACATCCCACATGCGGCGCTGGCCGTGGATTCCGTTGAATGAACCTTGGTGACAGTCTTTACAGAGCGGGATCACGCAGAATCCGGGGCTCTTTCTACCGGGCGTGCGGCCGGCAAGGATGTGGTGCGCGTCGCTCGGGCCGTGGGCGCCGCACACAGCGCAGGCCATTTCTTTTACGCGGGCAATGTGGAGGCGTTCAGCAGCGGCTGTCATTCCCCACCCCCGTAAAATCTCACCCCACGCTCTGCCCCGAATGCCGTGGCAATCTCCATCAGGTCCGACATTTCCCGAATGGTCATCTTGCTTGTTGACTGGCCGAGCACCACGAACCCGCCATCGAGGCCCGGAACTGCGCGCTGCTGCTTGAGCGATGCGCTGAAGACGTGCTTCCAGTCCTCGGCCGCCAGCTTCTGGCCGTGCCATTCGACTTGGCCTGCTATGTCGTTCAGCATTGCCCACATGCGCGCGTTCTGGTCTAGGCTGCGTGTGCGGGGCTTGATCTCCACCACGTAGCCGTCAGGAGCTTGGATGCAGGCCCGCGATGCCATCTGCCGCGCGGTCGGATGCACGAGGCGGAACAGTTGGCGATCGCTCATAGCTTGCCCCTGAGATCGTCAGGGAGCTTCCACTTCATTCCTTCCTTCATCCCGGCCTCATATGCTGTTTTCAGCAGCTGTTGCGTGGCCCATGACATCTGGTGATAGCCGGTATATGCGAGGAAATGGGCGAACAGGCACTCCGGCGTGTGAGGCGTCGCGCCGCTCGACTGGCATCCGGTGCAGTTACTCATCGCGCACCTCGCGTGCTTCCGTGTAGTCCAGTCCGAGTTCCTGTTCGTTCTCGGCCATCCTTTTCAACGCATTAAGACGCTTCCATTGCTCGTCCAGCGTCTTCTCTGCGTCTTGTATTACCCGAAGCTCTACCGCGGGGCCGTGAGCCGACAGAATCGCTTCCTGAGCTGCTAGCCATGTGCGCCAGTGGTTCTCTTTGACGCCGGCCAACAGGCAGCCGTGGACGGTCAGATAATATTTGTCGAATTGTTCGCGGCTCATTTTGTCTCCTGCGGTTTCGTCCAGTCCCGGCGCTTGATGCCCAGCGCCAGCCATAGGATTTCGTCTTGGGTCATGCTGCAGCTCCGAAGAAAGCGGCGATGAACGGATCGCGCCGCGGAACGAATTCGGCCTTCTTGGCGGTCTTGCGCTCGATCATTTCGAGCTCGCATTTCGTGATGCGTTCTGCGTCCTGTCCAGAGCCGGCGCCGAACACCTTCGTCGGCTGATTGGTGCGCAATTCGCTGATTCGGTATTCAGCGATATGCACCAGCCCTTCCTCCTTCAAGCGCGCCAGGCGCTTGCGGACGATTTCAGGGTGAGCATCGAAGCGGTTGGCTAGCTCGGCGTTCGTCTGCGGCTTCGCCAGCAGGCTTTCGAGGATCTGAGCTGTCAGATAGGCGTTGCGCTTGGATTTCATGCTGCTACTCTCCCGAACAGTGCCGCCGTGATTGGATCGATCTGGATGGCGTTCTTCTTAACCGCCTTGCTGGCGACGATCGCCGTAGGAATGCCATCACGTTGCGATTTCGGCGGGTATGGCATGTCCGGCTGATTTCCCATCGCGAACCGGCGCGATAGCTTCCCGCCGCGAGTCTCGATGTAGCTGGCGACATAGATGCGCTTCTTGAGGCGCAGCTTGCGCAGGTACTGGTCGACGAGACGGCGATCGCAGAGCAGCATTTCGCCCATTTCGAAAGAACTAAGCGGCCCTTTGGTCTTGAGCAGCTTGATTACGCTCGTCATGACTTGCGGCTTTGGTCCCGGCTTACGCTGAGCTGCACCGATCCATTGACCGCGCATCCGGATCGCTGCTTCGGTGCGTCCTGGCAAAAGACGCATTGCGTCCGAGAACGGCTCATTCGTTTTCCAGAACTTGCGAAGTATTTCGTCTTCTTGTTCTGTCCACTTGTCCCATTTCATGCTGCGCTCCTGAGTTCGTATCGCGTCTTCTTTTGTCCCGGACCAATTGCTATCGAAAGCCCGTCGTACATCCGTTGCTCAACCTGATCAGACGCCCATACGTACTTGCGTTTGCTGACCGTCTCCACCAGTTGATCGAAGACGTGTAGGCCGCCGTTCATCGCCACGAGCTCATCGCCCTTGAACACGCGCCGGCCGATCTCGAAGAACCGTTCCTGAACCGCGATAAGCGCGTTGTTCGCGTCGTACACCGCGGCTAGGCCGACGTTCTGATTCTTCGCGCGCTCGCAGAGCACCATGCTCAGGTTCATGGCGGTAACGATCGCGCCCCAATCCTGCTGCGTGCCGTCGCCCTGAGCCAAGCGCGTCGCGCAAAGGTGCGTCGTCATCAGAACCTTTTCCTTCAGCTCGCCCTTGAGCGGTTCGTCACCGTCAAAGAGCGTCGTTACTGTGTCTTTTGTGCCGACTTTCGGTCGGTATGCTTTGCGCGGTTTGCGATTGCCTGGCATTTATTCCCCCGTCTCCCGTTATCACCCTGACCGCCTCTTCGGCGCTCTCCACTACGTACAGCTCTCCGTCCCAGCCTTCGTGAAATATTTTTTGATCTGGTGTCAACCGTCTCGCGCTTGGTGGTTTCGATCCATCCTTTATCTCGATCAGGATGTTTCGCCCCCTGAAGCTGACGACCAAATCTGGAAATCCCTGCCCTACTGCATGCGTCGGCATTACGCGCGCTCCAATCGACCGAAGCGCGAAGATGATTGCCGGCTGATTCGCGTCTACCTTTGCCGCTCTCCTCACGCCTTCTCCGATCCGATGCGCTTAACTACCTGCCCCGCCAATTCCCACGCGGATTTGCTAGATTCCAATAGCTGGTTTTCGTCTTCCTTCACGTAGCCATTGAGCCGGTTGTGATGCTCGGCAATGCCAGTGAGGCGCGGAACTTCGCGCGGGAAGTCGTTTCGCATCTTGTAGCCGCGATATCGGTTGACGAACTCGTTGCGGATGAACGGCCATTCGTCTTCGGTCTTCGTGTTGAAGTCCACCCAGCCGCCCATATCGTTGACGACGGCCGCGATAACCGGGTCTTCGAACGTCGGAGAGCTGTACGGGCCACTCGTTCTAACCATCCTGTCCAGCGACGTCCATGCGACCAGAGCGGCGTCCTGCGTCGAACCCTGAAGCATCTTCACGATGTCCGCAGGCTTCGGCATGAACTGTCCGTTATCCGGGTTGACGCAATGCCTGTTCAGCGCGTCGGACACAGCCTTGTAATCAAACGGCTGCATTGCCTGAAGCCAGACTCCAGCCGCGAAGCGGGAAAAGTCTTGTCGGTAGAAGGCGTACACGTCGCCAATTAAGGCAATGAAGTTTTCGTTGTCAGACGATTGCATGGCGAAGCTCCTGAGCAAATTCCATCGCTATCTTTCGGTTTTGTCGTTCCAGTGCTTCCTGGCGATTCAGCGGAACGACCCCTCCACCACCGCTACGAGCACCACCCTTGTCCAGCCATCCCGCATCGAATCCGCCCCACCCCCGCGTACAACATGTCCGCAGAGCCTGATCCATCGTCATCCCAGCCTTTCCTGCTTCCAGCAAGACGCCTTCAAAGGCAGTGGCTGTAGGCGCGAGGTTCTTTTTCTTTCTCAAGGCAAGCCAGTCTTCAGCAACCTTGTCGTTGACACCCATTCCGACAAGATGCGCTTGCGCATCGAAGCGCGGTACGCGCGGTGTTTTATTCTTTGGTTCTTCTTTCTTCTCTTTCTCTTCTCTTCTCTTCTCTTCTCTAGCTAACGCAGGCGTAACGCTCTCGTGTTCATCCTGTAACGCTTCCTGCGTTACATCATCGTTACTGCGATGGTTAGCAACGCGTTTGGCCGTAACGCAACGCTTCTTAGCGGAGGTTCCGTTGTGTTCTTCGAAGCGGACAATACGCACGCCTTCCGGCTCATTGATAAGCCAGCCGATCGATACGAGAGCGTCACCGAGGCCGGGAATACCGGTCTTGCGGTCGATAGAGCGCAGCGTCAAGCCAGGCATGACGCCATCAGAGGAATGCTGGTCTGCGGTAGCCCACAGCCAGTACAGACCGCCGATCACGGCTGCTTCGCCGCTATCGGTCAGGTCGCACAAGCGGGCAACTCTGGGGTCATCCCAGAGGTTGCCGCGCATCTTGATCCAATCACCTGCCATGGGAACCCCTACCCGGCGTCTGCCGTCAGTAGAACGAAAAAGTGGAAACAGAAGGCGCCTGTAGAAAGCGGCTTGTGTTACGACTCAAATCCCCGTGTACTGCTTTCCGACCATACGGTCGTTCGTTTTAGGTCCTGCTTTTCCCAAACTGGGACGCTTCAAAAGCCACTACTACCGGGTGGTTCACCCCAAATGCTGAGCGCAGGACGTGATACCCGATGAACTGCTGCATCGAAACTCCCATCCGGACAGCATCGAGCACCAATTTTTCCGCTTCCGGAACTGGCAGTTCAGCTGCAAGGTGGGTATTGCCGATGGTCATACGTGCTCCGACGCCCCTTGTTGGGACAGTGCGACACTGAGGCCGATAAGATTTGCAGGCAAAGTACCTACAGTGCCAAACAGAAAGAGCTTCAGGATTCGAGCAACAGCAGCAGAATCGCTGTCGATGCCATGCAAAGACTTGAACGCCTGAAGGCCGTCGTAGACCGGATCTTCAACTCGGGTTTTGACTTCGTTACGGAATGCAGCACGCGACATTGCTTTACCTCCTTTCGTTAAAAGAAAAACAACATGAAAAAATCACGCTGGAACAGCGGATCGACGCAAGACAGGCCAATCCGCATCGGGGCGGACATCCTCGCATCGGATGATCCCAAGAGACTCGCGCTCGAACGCGATACACAGCTTCGCGTCGACTCGATGTTTCTTGCTGATCGCCTTGCGGAGATAGCCGATAGAGGTCCCGCAGCGAGCAGCAAAGGACTCTTGCTCCGTCGTCGGGAGGGAATTGAGGTATGTGCGGAGCTTTTCCATGACCTCTATTGTACCCATAGGTAAAACGATGTCAATACCTACAGGGAATTTACCTGAAAGTATTTTTCGGGTCGAATTGCTACCTATGGATAAATACGAGAAACGAAGGGTTAGGCTGGCGGAACTACGCGACCAGAGATACCACGGGTCGGCGTCTGATCTCGCCCGCGCAATTGGAAAGGAGCCGTCTTATGTGTCCCGGATGCTCTATCCCGCAGGTAAGGCCGGGAAGAAGAGAATTGGCGAGGACATGGTTGAAGTGATCGAAACGGCGCTGGGCTGGCCGAAAGGATCGTTAGATTCAGACACACCTGTAGACCGTTTGTCCAGTGGCAAAAGCGCAAATAGCGTAGATAAATTACCGCTATTCGGTGGATCGGTAAGTAAGATGTCATCCGATGATAATACGCAAACGTTATCAGACGAGACGACGCCGGCCACCCCGATCCAACACGACGTAGACGCGAGCAAGTATCGGCGCATTTACGTGATAGGAAAAACCCAGGGGGGACTGCCCGCAATACTTTGGAAGGATGGTGATACGCCCGTGGGCGCTACAGACGAATACGCAGAGCTGGCAAGCTCTGATCCGCGCGCTTTCATTTGCCCTGTCGTTGGCGATTCGATGTTCCCGCGCTTCATGCCGGGAGAATACGTGCTTGTCCAACCGGGCCGGCCGCCAGAGATAGAAGATACCGTTCTGGTTCGCCTCGAAAGCGGCGAAACGATGTTGAAGCGCCTCCTCTCGCGGCGCGACCATCATGTCCGCCTCGGCGCCTGGAACGATCCGACCATCGTCACCCACCGGGAGGACGAGATCACCTGGATATACAGCGTCGCTCACGCCGTCCCCGCCTGGATGATCAAGCAAATCATGTAACAGTCTGTTTCTTCCGCGCCACATAGGCCCCGCTTAGTCGGGGCCTTTTGCATTTCTAGAGTTCCGCTCGCAAATTATTTTACCCACGGGTATTGCATTCTGTTTTACCCACGGGTACAGTACACACATGGACGCAAACACAGCGCTCCATCGAGTAGCCCCCCAGCGTGAGGGGGGAATGCCTAGCCAGAGCTGCAATCTGGCCGACCGGTAGACCTGGCGAAATCGGAGCCAGCGACGCGACAGAGCCGATGAGTTTTATTAGTGCTTTCTGCATAGCGACAGAGAGCACCACTAAGACTGAGGAGACTGGAAATGTCCGTACTTGCTGAAGATCTGCTTGAACTGAAGCGCCTTGCTCAAGGTGGCTGTGGCGCTCTCACTGAAAAGCTTTTGCATGAGGTAGCAGCTCGGATCATCGCATCCGGCCTGCGTGACGAGAAAGGAGGTTTGTGATGGAACCGTTCATCGTATTCGCGGTTGTCGGCTTCGCTCTCGACTGCTTTCTTTTCGGGTGGAAAAAATGAGCACCGTAACCGCTATTGGCGTGACGCAGATGGGCGAATTCATCTACGACAAAGAGCTTGCCGCTCTGGATGCGCAGGACGAACGCGACGAGCTGATCGCGAAGATCAAGGATGAAATGATCGCGCGCCGTAAGGCCGAAATGAGCGACGACGACATTCAAGCGTCGCTCGAGCACTGCACGAAGAGCGCGGCCGGACTGATTCGAGCGGCGATGCAGAAGAAGAACCAGATTCTAGCGCTCGATTCTCTCGAGATTCTGTTCGATGTTTGGCTCGCCTACGACTGCGAGCTCGAAGCAATTAAATCCGTGGAGCGTACCGAAAATGAGCGCGCTTAACGTCACCTTGGTGTGGATCGCAGTCTGCGCTGTCGTCTTGTCCTTTATCCGAGGAGCAAACAGTGAAGATCGTGAGTGAGCAGGAAATCAACCGGGCCGTGGCCATGAGCGACTTATTCGGCGGCATCCTGTGCGCCACGGCTGTAGGTGCTGCGCTGGGAGCGTGGTGGTATCTGTGCCTTGGGATCGGGGTGGGCTAATGCGTGAACTCTTGAAACTGTGGGCTGTAATCGCCGCTGTAGCACTCGGGTATCTGATGATGTGCGGGCTGATTGAAGCAAGGGCGGAGCGGATTCAAAGCTGTAGCGTGGTTCGCTGCGCATAAAAGGGGGAAGCAGGACGTTTGCAGTTGCGAATTGGTCACCAGTTCATAGCGACAAGCGCCTTGCGAGCGTAGTAGTCCTTCGGAGGGGATATGGGCGAAGACGACGAAAGCGCCATGTGGAACGCATGGGAAGAGGAGCAAGCGGAAGACTGGCTTGCATGGTACGAACAGAACGGAGGGAGAAATGGAAACGAAAAAGACGGGTCTGCAACTGCTGCGCGAGCCGTTCCCGGATCATCAGATCAGCCTTTTGCCTAAGCCGTACAAGAAGGATTCGCCCAAGGGTAAATGCAACGAGTGCGGCGGTTACCACGGCTTACCGGCTGTTCACCTGTCCTACGTCGGGCATGCGGCTCTGACTGATCGGCTTCTGAACTGCGACGAGCAATGGACGTGGGAGCCTGTCGCGTTCGGTCCTGATGGGTTGCCACTGCTTGACCAACAGGGCGGCATGTGGATTCGCCTGACGGTCTGCGGAGTGACGCGCCTTGGCTACGGTGACGCACAAGGCAAGACCGGGCCGGACGCCATGAAGGAGCGGATTGGCGACGCTCTGCGCAACGCTGCTATGCGGTTTGGAGCCGCTCTGGACTTGTGGCACAAGGGCGATCTTCACAAAGATCAGAACGACAGCGACGAAGCCCCGGAAAGCCTTAGCGAAAGCGAAATGGCAGATTTCAAGATCGCCATTCGAGAAGCTGAAGATCTCGACGGGTTGACGCGGATTGGCGACGGTATCGGCAAAAGCAAAGTGACGGAGAAGCAACGCGCTGAATTGCTCGCTGATTACTCCAAGCGCAAGAAGGAACTCAAGCAAGCGGTGCCAGCATGATGGATCTTTCGAAGGTCGATGCCGAGAAGATTCAGGCACGCGGCGAGTATGCGACCGTCAACGGCGAGTACAAAACGCTTATGTCGGCCATCCAATCGCGCACGCAGGAGGCTTGCGATTCCCTGCGTCACGGTCTCCAAGAGAGCGAACTGGATCGCGCAATAACCGCATTCGATTACGCAGAAACGATCGCTTCTAGTCTGAAGGTGGCGATCGTGGAAGCGGCCGAACTGAAGGCGCAAAAGGACGAGCTCTACAAAGCGGCTTGGGGCAAATAACGCTGGCGCATCGCGCCTGACACGATAGAGAGAAGAACATGAACACCGAGCACAACGTCGTTTCAGTTTCTGGCGGCAAAGATTCGACGGCCCTGCTGCTGCTCGCTCTCGAGCGCGGCACAGAGAACCTGCAAGCCGTATTCGCGGACACCGGCCACGAGCACCCGGAGACGATCGCGTATGTTCAGTACCTGAACGACACGGTGTTCCCGATTCGGACTATTCGCGCGGACTTCACTAATCGGATCGCGGCGAAGGCCGTGTTCATTGCGGAGAAGTGGCGCGAGCAAGGCATCGCCGAGGAAAAGGTTCTGCGCGCGCTGGCGGTGATGAAGCCGACCGGAAACCCGTTTCTCGACCTGTGCATATGGAAAGGCCGCTTTCCGTCGACCAAAGCGCGGTTCTGCTCAGAAGAACTCAAGCGCAACCCCATCGTCGGCCAGGTGCAGCGGCCGCTGCTCGACGCTGGCGACGACGTGATTAGTTGGCAAGGCGTGCGGGCCGACGAAAGCGAGAACCGGCGCCATCTGCCTGAGAACGAATGCAAGGAGACGCTCACGAACGGCGCGGAGTTATGGAACTATCGCCCGATTTTGCAGTGGACTGTCGACGACGTGTTCGCAATGCACCGCAAGCACGGCATCAAGCCGAACCCGCTGTATCAACAAGGCATGGGGCGCGTCGGGTGCATGCCGTGCATCCACGCGCGGAAGGACGAGTTGCTCGAGATCGGCTTGCGGTTCCCGGAGGAGATCGACCGCGTTTTTGAGTGGGAGCGAATTGTCGGCGAGGCAAGCAAGCGCGACATGGCGACCTTCTTTGCGACGGCGCAGTTGTCCGGCCCGCAGCAGACGTCAGATAGCTCGAAGATCTCGCTCGCGACGCATGGCGTCTGGCAGGCGATCGAATGGTCAAAGACGAGTCGAGGCGGCCGCCAATACGACATCTTCAGGAAGGACGGCGAGCAGGAAGGCATCGCGCTCTGCACGTCAATCTACGGACTATGCGAATGACCCACCCCACAAAGACAGCAGCTCTCACGCACCTAGGAGCGCTATGCAACGCCAATAAGCCGACTACGGTGTTGCTGCATCAAGCGGTGGCGTCTAGCGCGGCGCTGTTTTCCACACTAGCCGGCGAACCGGTAGAGATCAGGATCGGCTCTGTGCTGATCGCAAGGAGCGAGAAATGAACGACAACCATATTGCGGACGACGATGCGGTAACTCGTGGCCCGAATGACGCCGCCATCGCCCCGCGTGCGGACGCCGACACAGCGGGGGCGAAGCCGATGACATTCCAAGAATGGCACATGTCGCAGGGTAAAACCGGCTATTTAAACAGCGAGTTGATATGGGACACGGCATACGCAGCAGGCGCGAGTAATGAGCGTGCGTCGGTGAGCGACAGAACTATGGCCGAAGAATGGCTTGTAAAAATGGGGCTGAGAAACTCAGTCAACGAAGATCAAGTACAAACGCTAGAGGCATTCTGCGGGTTTGTACGCGAGCACGATCGTATCGTCGCTGGGCGTGCGGACGCCGAAAAGGATGCGGCGCTTGGCGACATAAAGATTTTGGAAATTGCGGATCGATTCAATTTCTCAGGCATCAATGACGAAATCATCGATTTCGCCCGCGCAATCCTAGCCGCAATAAAGAACAAGGAGAACAACCCGTGAAAACGCCTACGCCAGAAGAACTTGCCCGCATTTCTGAATGCTTGGCGCGGACTCCTAGCCGCTAAGGAGAAGAAATCGTGACCAATGACGAGCGAGAAGCCCAAGCAACCGCATTCCACGAAGCAAACAGCAGCTGTTTCACCGAGTTTGAATCCTTCGATTCCGGCTGGAAGGCTGGCGCCGAATACGCACGCCGCACTGTGAGCGGGCAGGAGGCGGCGCTGACCGCTCACATCATCAATGGCGAAGTGATTGACGCCCAAAACATTGGAAACCTTATGGACGGAGAATATCGCCTCTACGCCGCCCCCATTCCCGCAACGGGACAGGACGCCGACACAGCAGAGCCGGATGGCGCGTGCAACCCCGCTGATATTTGCGCGGGTTGCCGCTGCGAATACAGCGCCGAAAGCGTGGCGCGGATTGGCGGAGCGAGGGGAGACTAAATGACGAACGCACAAAGAGCCGCGCTGGAAAGCGCCATCGACGAGTTTAAGGGATGCTGGCAGGCCGATGAATTGCGCGAACTCTTGGACGATGAAGCACGCCGCACTGTGAGCGGGCAGGAGGTGGTCGGATACGTCAGTCTCGATCTTCTGAAACAGGCAGATAACGTTTCGTCGATTTTCAAGAAGCCGGGTGAAGCATATGTCGATCCAGTCTACGCCGCCCCTATCGCCTCGCGTGCGGACGCCGACACAGCGGGGGCGAAGCCGGTTGCGGAAGTAGTGATCGAGGCGGACTACTGGAGCGGCGGGCACTTTTACGAAGGCAGTAGGAAAGAGGCCAAGCTTTTGTTAGGGTTCCACGAACTTCCCGTTGGAACGAAACTCTTCGCCGCCACTCCCGCGAGTACGGTAGCCGATGCGGCGGGGGCGATGAGTGATGTGCGCGATTTCCAGCGCGAGTTGGCGAACTACTTTGAAGATATAGGCGATCCGAGCGGCGCGACGATGATTAGAAATTTCTCTGACCTGTCCGGCTACGCCGGAGCGAGCGCAGCGAAACAGCAATCTACACCGGCCTACAGCGCACCGTTCACGACGGACGTTCCGCACTGCTGCGGTGATCCTGATGCATGCAACGATCCGTGCATTGAGGTATCCGATGCGGCGATGGAGAGGAGCGTGAGCGCGGCTGAAAGGCTAATGGAAAAGCTTGGCGAGACTACGTTTGTTCGAAAAAAGGAGCCGAAATGACGCCAGAACAAAGAGCCGCACTTGAAAACGTGGTCCTGTACTACGAGCGCAATGGCGTCGCAGAGGCGGAGTGCTTGCGCGAACTTCTAAGCCGCGAACGGGGAGAAGAAATGAGCGAGCGTGAAGAGTTTGAAACAGAGATGGGCAAAGACCCTTTCTTCTGGGATCGCAATCTGTGTGTCGATGAAAACGGCGCCTATAAGACCACGGAGGCGCGCGCTGCATGGTACGCATGGCAAGCAGCACGCCGCACTGTGAGCGGGCAGGAGGCGAAGCCGGTTGCGTGGATCGGACACGGCAATTACTACACGCGCGATGCTGACATTGCCGAACGCGTCGGCGGCATGACACCCGTCTACGCCGCCCCCATTCCCGCAACGGAACAGGATAAACCGTGAAACTCAGACTAGATGAATGGCTGATGCGCGAATTCTCCCCTGCGCCGGCCATCCGAACCGCGCGCCTATGGATCCGGGATGGCAAGATTTTCCCGCCGCCTGTGAAGGTCGGCCGCGCATATTATGTCGACGAGAACGCGACGTTTCAGGACCGACAAACCCGGCCGACTCTGGCCCAAAGAATCTCCCGATAAATCATGGCCGCACGCCCACGAATCCGCCGCCGCGCCAACTGGCCGGCGAATCTCCACGAGCCCAGGCCAAGCTACTATGTTTGGCGCGATCCACGCGACGGCAAGACGCATGTCCTCGGCCGCATACCGCTCGCCCAGGCGATACACGAGGCGCATGAAGCGAACGTAATCGTCGAGAATGGGAAAATTACCCGGACATTAGCTGACCGAGTTTCTAACGGACAAGGAACGGTTTCTGATCTGATTGCGAAGATGCCGACAGAAGGGCTGAGCGCAAACACGATCCGCGCGCGTAGCGATTGCGACAAGGTTATCAATGCAGCGCTCGGCACGCGCGAATGTGCGACGCTGACGACGCGCGATATTGCAGACGTGCTCGAGCCGATAAAGGAACGCGGGAAACTGCGCTGGGCTCAGGTCATCCGAACTAGGATGATAGCGATTTTCAACAAGGGCCTGGCACTCGGATGGATGGAGAAGAACCCGGCGATCGTCACCGAGAAGGTACGCAACAGCGTGAAGCGTAAGCGCCTGACGCTGGAACAGTTCAACCTGATCCTTGAGAAAGCGCCCGAGGTTGCGTCATGGCTGCCGAATGCGATGCTGCTTGCTCTCGTCTCAGGTCAGGATAGGTCGACCATTGGCGCGTGGGAACGCTCGTTCATCGTCGACGGGCACGCTGAATTGCAGCGCTCGAAGACGAAGATCAGGATTTCTATCCCGCTCGAGCTCCGCATGGATGCAGTCGGCATGTCGCTGGGGGAGGTCATCGCGCGCTGCAAGTCAACGGGCGTCGTGTCGAAATACTTGATCCACCATGTGCGTAGCCGCGGCGTGATGCTGCGCGGGCAGCCGGTGCATCTGAACACGATCTCAGCTGGCTTCGCTGAAGCACGCCGGCTGGCCGGAATCCCTGAAGAAGGCGCCCCAACCTTCCATGAAATTCGCAGCCTTTCGAAGCGCCTGTACATGGAGCAAGGGGGGATCGATACCAAAGCGTTGCTCGGCCACATGACCGATGCGATAGCAGATCTTTATGCCAATTCTCGGGGCGTTGCACCGATAAAAGTGCGCATAAACGCTGCTTAGTTTTGAACGAATTTTGAACAAGTATTGAACAGACGCCCGAAGAAGCCCATCGTATAAGGGGTGTCGGGCGTTTTTCGCATGCGCTACACATAGGCGCATCGAAATTTCAGTTTCTTTAGAAAAATCAATTGCTTAACTACAACTTTTGCCACCAATAAAAGGTGCAAAAAGGTGTAGTTACGTCCTAATGAAATCAACAAGTTACATGTTGGTTTCAAACAGCCATAACACCCAAAGGTTGCCCCATGAACACGTCCGTTTATTCGGTGGCAGTTGCCACTGCGATGGCGTTCGCCTGTACGTCTGCGAATGCTGAAAGCTTCTTTCAGATCGAGGCTGGGATAGGTGGAGTAGCCTACAAGGGCTCTGCCGATGGCCTGTGGGTACAGGAAGGATTTCCCCACAAGTTGGAACTCACCGCGCCGGCTGTCGAAGTGGGATTCACTGGCGACATAATCCAGCGGCCATCTTGGGGAATCTCGTGGCATTCGGACTGGGTTTGGCTGGGAACTATCCACACGCAAAGCTTGGCAACTCCGAGCGATGACAACTACAACACCAAAACAAAGTTATGCAACGGGCCATGCTGGCCGCTCGCGAATTACATGGGCAGCGGTCACGACCAGGGTTTCATATTCACGATCGAGCCGCATTACGATGTAGGCGGCTGGCGTTTTGGCGTCGAAGCGGGTCCATACATTCACCGTGCCACCTGGTCTGTAGACGTGACTGGATGGCGCCCGACGCCCGACGCGGCGCCAGTGAATCTACATGTGCGCAATACGCCAAAATGGCAGGTTGGCGCAGTAATTGGCGCCTCAGTGAGCCGGAATAATTTCACGCTCGCGTATCAGTATTTCATGAACCGTATCCCTGTGTCGGCAACTGAGCCTTACCCGCCAATTTGGAGCGGAACTCATCTGCTCGTCGCGAAGTACAAGTTCTGAGCCTAATGGTACGATCTCGCTTCAGATTAATGCCATAGGGGCACGATATGGATCGAGAATTCGACATTGATGCGATACAAGACCCGACATATCGGGCCAAGTTTGTCAACCTGCCGGATATTATCGAGGACTGGCTTGGCCCTTATGGTGGTATCCGCGGCAAGGATCTGCTTGAATTCGGTTGTGGCGAAGGGGCATTAGCACTCGGCATGGCGCTCCGAAAGGAAGCCCGTCGAGTCGTCGGAATCGAGGTTCTCGACGTGTATAAGCACTGTTTGCCAATCGCGAAAAAACAATTGCGCCTTGAGACTCTGCCCGAAAATATCGAGCTCGTTAAGATTGAACCCGGTGGCCCGTTAGCACAACTCGGGCAGTTTGACTTTGTCTACACCTGGTCGGTAGTCGAGCATGTCGCGCAATACATGATCGCCGACGCGCTCGGCACTATTCGTGACGCGCTCAAACCGGGCGGCCTGTTCTTCCTTCAGATTTCGCCTCTCTATTATTCGGCGTTCGGATCGCACATGCAGCCCTGGATCCCCGAGCCGTGGGCGCATCTATCGATGCAACACGATCTGTATAAGAAAGCGATCTACGATGCCCCTCCAACTTCAGAAGAAGTAAGGGCTGCATGGGGTGTTTATATCCCGGAAGGAGCAGACAAGGAAACTGAACGGGCGGCACTGTGGGAGACGTATACGACGCTCAACCGTCTAACTGCTCCCCAACTGTGCCGGCTCGTTGAGGATGCCGGGTTTGAGATACTTCGAGAACTTCGCACGCAGGATGCAGATAGCGTGCCTCCAAATCTCGCAGAGATCTACAACACAGAAACGCTGACCACGCAACAAATCGTCCTTCTCATGCGGAAGAAGTGAGCGCTATTTCGACACGTATCCCTGCTCTTGAAGCGTTCGAACATACGCCTGCAACGCGACTAGTTTATCGATCTCCGCTTGATCGTCTGCCGCTACAGTGACAAGGCCGCTCGCAACCGTTGGAGCGAGGTATCCGAGGGTGGCGCTACCATCAGCGCTGCTGGTGGGGGCGGCGCCTTGACCTGAGTCGGAGGAAGCACAACCGGTGACGTGGACGCGCATGCGCTGAGCGCCAGAAGCGAGCTGAGCCCGATAATCGAGAGCATCTTTTGCATGTTGCGAAACCTCGTCGTTGAATTTCTTCTGTATCGCGGATATGTCGCTCTCCGCCGCCTGTTGCTTGGCAAGCGCCGCGGAAAGCGCTTTGGCTGATTCCGCGTTGATCTGAGCGATTAGCGCCTGATGCGCAGCCTGCTCGCGCGCGAGCGTGCGGCCGTCTATGGTATGGGCTGTGCCGAAACCAAGCGCTGCGCCCACTGCGCCGGCAGCAAGGCCGGTAATAAGGAACGGGCTCACTGTTCACCCCTGCATGCGTTGCGTTCGAGTTGGCGGCGTTTCCAGATCCCACCGCATTGGTTGGATGCGATGGAACAGTCCCGGCCTCGCACGAATCGCCACTTGGCAAATTCGGAGCACGCCGCGGGGAAATCTTTCGCGATGTAGCGCTTCCGGAGCGTCGACCCGGCATAGTTGCCAAGCCCGATGTTGTAGGCAAGGTCAATAACGGCTACCTTCTGCCCATCCGTCAGCGTGTCGAATCCTGGCGTCATCTTGCGCACTTCGATCGCGTAGCCAGCCAGGCTGTCGCTAAGCATGTCGCGGCATTCGTCCATCGTGTACGGCCGCATCTGGACATTCGTTTCGCCAAAGCACACGGTCTGAAGATCACCGGCCAGCTTGTCGTTATACGGCCGGAGCGATACACCTTCCTGCGATGAAGTCAGCGAGATAGCCATAGATGCCGCGACCGTGCCGATAACAACCGCTAGTGACTTCTTCCCTGGCCTATTCGGTAGCGTTGGCATCAGTGCCGCCGATCACGTCAGGTTGCGCCAGATACGAGCCGATCAGTCCGAGTCCACCAATCACACCGTTCGCGAGCAGGACGGCCCACATCGGCGGATTTTGTACGACGCCCCACACAACCTGAAGAGCCGTGCTTGCAGCAAGCGCCCACACCGAATATCGTTTGTACGTGGTACGCCAGTTCGGGGAAAGAATCACGTTGTCACCTTTGTTTTGAAGTACTGCCACATAGCGAGGCCGAGCACCACCAGAACGGCCCAAATACCTTTCTTGGCGAGCTCGGACCGCAAGTCTTCGTAGAACTCAGTCCGAGCTTCCATCTTCCGAATCAAACCCTCGTGATACCGTCTGTGCCCTTCCCAATCACCACCGGGGAAAGCCTTGTGCAGGTCGTCGACCCTGCGGATTACTTCGTCCACTTTTCTCTCCGTGACAGATTGAGCCGTGATGTTCTCGCTATGCCTCTGATCCATCGAGGTCGAAAGGGCATGAATCGCCGCTGCTATTTCTTCATGTATTGGCATTCCAAGCCCCGTAAAAAAGCCGCTCTTATGGCGGCTGTGTTCTTAGTTGGGAGGATTTGGAGTGTTGCCCTGTGCGAGCCAGTCTTGATACATATCCCAATAGCGATGCCCTTCGGGAACCGTCCACTGAGTTCCAGACTCATCCTCATAGAGAATGAAGTCTTGGGAGATGCTTCCGTCAGGATTTTTGACAAGAGAGAATTTCATGTGATCACCTTAGAAACGTGCGTCGCAATTCCACAAAAAACCGATACCCTGGCTGTCCCCGATCGCTGCGTTATTGATTTGGAGAAGACCACCGAATGAATTGGTCGCATTGAAAGTGACAGCCGTAGCGTTGACAGCAGTGCCGCTTGCATTGAGTGAGGTAGCAGGAACCGCGCGCATTCTGCCGAAATTCACGTTCACGCCCATGAACTGGTTCGCTACTGGAAAGTACATTCGAGCCGCGCTGTATATGACCTGAAAATATCGAGTCCCCATTGCTTGTTCGACTTGGAAACCGCGTACTTCGTAAGGCGTGGGAAGCCCTTCAGCCGGAGCATTGGCCGGACAATCTTCCAACTGAAACTCAGTCATTCGGATGTCAAATGTCGTGTTTAGCGGGAACTGAACGGCGATCCCCAGTGAATCGTTACCGGTTGTTCCAATCGTCTTCCCGGTGATGCTAGGAATATCGAGGCGAACCGAGAACCGTTGTGGTGTCGTGGTCACGTTCCAGTTCACCGTTGCCCCGCTCGTCACTGATGCGGAACCCCCACCACCGCCGAACGATTGAACGATCGTGATCGACGTAACGTTCAGCGTTCCGGATGCAACGAACGCCACGACTGAAAGCGTTTGCGATCTCCCCTGAGCTGTGGCGACCGATTCAATCTTTTGGGTGATGAACGGATTACCGCTCGTGCTACCAGTGGTCTGCTGGAAACGACATGCAAACGAAAGCGGACTCGTTGCAGATAGCGGTTCCGAACCAGGAGCGAATGCGATACGGGAAATAGTGGCAGCGCCCGCGATGTTACCTGGTGATGCGGCCCACATATCAGCCGTGTACGAGTTGCTGCCGGCTGTCAGGTTGAACGAAGTGCCCGTGCTCCAAATATCGAACTTGCCGTCGATAAAGCGATTCCGTAGAGCGAACGGTGAGCCCATCTGTACAATCTGCGATCCGAGCTGCCCCGACTGAACGCGAAAATTGGTGCCGTCGTAATAGATCTCGTAGGGAGTTCCCACGACAAGTGCTGAAGACCACAGACCGGAGCCGTTCGATTGAGTGATTGTCTTAGCGCCGACGCCCGAAATGTTGATAGTCGGGTTCGTGACGGTATTCGAAGCGGTAGGCGTGTAGAGAAACTTTTGACCGGTCACATACGCGGTGATAGCCGGCGTGCTGGCTGCGACGATTGCATCGCCTGTGCCGCCGATCGAGCCGAGAGTTTCCACACCATTGTTCTGAATCTGACCTAAACTTGCAGCATCGGTCAGTGCAGTACCATTCCCGAGGTTCGTGACTTTGAAGCCACCGAGCGGAATGTTTGCAGTAGGCGTTTGCTGCCCGTCCTTGGTGAGACAGTTCGTAAGGCCGTTATTCGCGATGTCGGAAAGCGTGTTGTTAGCCCAGGTAGACGAAATGACAGTGCCTGTCACAACCGGGTTGCCAGCGACGAGGCTGAATACGCCTGAGCCGTTAAATGCCAAGGTACACCTCCAAAACAAAAAGGCCGCACATGGCGGCCCTTAAGGGATTAAAAATGACTAATGCGCAGTTTTGGCAACTGGCTATTTCATCAGCAGTCGTCGGGGCAATCCCGGCGATAAAATCAGTAATTCACGAGAGCCGCGCCAAGCGCAGCCGCGAAGGGAGACGCACCTTTCTGAACGAACTGGCCTACCGGCTGGGCAAACGCTGGGCGCGCCATAAGAGCCGCTTGCGCCGCACGTTGGCCTAGACCTGTGTAGGGGAGTGCCGCAAGCGTCGCTGCAGTTCCAGCCGCCAGCGTCGGAGCACCGAACCCAGCTGCCGCAGCTCCGCCACCGCCGAGCGCGCCAATCAGACCCATCAAAGCCGCGCGCCCTGGCGTTCCGCTGTCGGGATATTTCGAGCCAAGCACATGTTGGCCGGCGCTAGACAGATCCTGCATGAGAGCGTTTCCAGTGGCGACGTTCCCTTTTCCTACCGACTTGTCTGCGTTCCGGACGGCGTTCTGCAGTTGACCGGCTGTAAAGATGCCGTCGTTATTCATCGCGCCTTGCGAACCGGCTGCAGCGCGCAGTCGAACAAACTTCGCATATGCCGCGTTGGCCGCAGAAAGCGCCTGCACGTCAGATGGTGCGTTGTATCGCGTCAGTGAGCTATCGATCGCATTTTTAACTTCACCAATCGCTGCGCCCAGTTGCCGCTGATCGAAAGATGCATCGCTGGAATATCCGCTGGCAATGCGCGACAGTTCGCTCTGCGCGCCCTTGAGCGTCTGGCCGTCCATGTTTCCCTGCGGGCCGAGCTTCCCAAAAACTTGAGTCTTCAGAACGTTCATAAACGTCTGCTGTTGCTGTGCAGGAAGATTCTGAGCGAGGCCGGTTAGATTCGAGATGTCTTTCTGAAATAGCGGGTCGGTCGCCTTGAACGTCATATTCGAAAGCGCGCCATCGTAGGCATTGCCGATCTGCGACTTCACTGCCTGAACGGCGTCTTGACCTACAGGCCCGTCATATGTCTTTCCAATCGGCGCGAGCACGTCGTTATAGACGGCCTTATTGAAGCTTTGGACGGAACGCTGCTGTGCGTTCTTAATCATGTCTCCAAGGATAGGAACGCTTGTCAGCTTTTCCTCAGTGCGCGCAAATCCGCCGCCGAGCGCTTGCCCTGGCGTCATCGTCACGCCGGCGTCTGCAAGTTGACGCTGGGCCGTGCCGGTCGCGCCAGTAATCACCTTGCCCAGCGCGTTCGCCAGAACGGAGCCGCCTGCGCCGAATGCAGCGCCAGTACCGGCTTGATTGAGCTTTTGGCCCCAGTAGTCCGGATTGCTGCTATCTGACGGCGCCATAGATCCACTAGCAGCGCCCAATGCCGCGCCGGTCCCAATGCGGCCTAGCGCGCTAGCCGTCGCTGCAGCAGGAGCCAAAGCAGCGAGCGGAGCCGTAGCACCGATATTGCCGCCAATGTTGCCGACCGTGTTTGTGATTGGGTTTGCTGCGGCGTATGGCTGATTCTGCGCGGCTAGATTCTTAACGCCCTGCTGGGCATCGTTCACGAGCCACGGCCCAACATGGTCCGATCCGACAGCGCTAAGCCCTTTGCCTAGTAGCTCCTGAGCACCGAGCACCGTGCTACCGAAGCCATGCCCGAGGCCCGCTCCGAGCGATGCGAGCATCCCCGGCTGCTGTCCTTGGGGAGGCGCAGCAGGGGCTGATGGCGCAGCGGGTTGCGCTTGTGCGGAAGAGTCACGCGCAATGATTGCATCGAGCGGCGACGCTTGCTGCGGTGCCGAATCGCGAGCAATGATGTCGTCAAGAGCACTCATTTCAGAATCCCGTTCTGTGCAGCCCATTCGAGCCGAGCCCGCATAGTCGGGTTTTTAGCGACTGACTGCAAGGCGGCCGCTCGTTCTGGGCCGGAAGGCATCGAGACGACGTTTGCAATCGCCGGCGTGATCTTCTGATCGAATTGGTTCTCGCGCTGGTTGTATGCCTTAGCATCGCCAGACGAGTACGCATCGGAAAGGTAATCCGACTTCAAGAGACGCGTTTGGATCTGTCCGCGGAGGGTATCAAGTCCATTCTGAACGGCTGTCTTGGGGGCGCCATACGAAGGGATCGAGCCGTAGACCAGATCGCGTGCTGCATCCGAATTAATGCCAAGTTGCGATCCCAAGTTAGTGACGAGGTTATCGCGCGATTTCTCGTACTCAGCCGCGTCTGCGCTGAAAAGCCCAGCCAGTTTTGCGCCGGCCGGACCAACCGTAGCGATGGAGGCGCCTTGCGCCAGCTTCTTCATGTTGTCGACATCCTGCAGCGCAGCGGGAGCACCGGAGCGCACCGTCTGCAGGTTCTGATACGACTTCTGCATCGTATCGACTTGACCCTTCGCCATCGCTTCCGCATTCGCCTGCGCGCCCATCGGAGCACTCGCCGCAGCACGCCCGGACGGAGCAGACCCACCGCCGCCGAACACGCCAGACGGCCCATTCTCGTGCAGTGCAATCGCTGTCGACAGAGCTTGGCGCTGAAGCGGGTTGGTCAAATCGATTTTCTGGTTCGGCGGGATGCCGAGACGTTGCGAAACGTCCTTGATGTATGCCTGTGTGTCGTTCTCGTTCGGGGGCGCCCATTTCGAGATCACGCCGGCCACGGTATTGACGCCTTGCTTGCCGTAACTCGCGAGGTTGCCATCCAGCGCGGCGAGGCCCGTTTGCATATCCGGATACTGTGCCAGCTTCCCGCCAGGCATCATGGCGCCGGGGTTGTTGTTGCGAATCCCTGCTGGAGCGGTCGGGTTTGTAACCTGAGCCTCGTTCGAAAACTCCATTTGCTGCGTCTGCGGGTTGTACACCTGCACGGGTTTGAACTGGGCGCCACCGGCAGCACTCGCCGCGGCGTTACCCTGCATGACACCCTGCGCGCCTTGGATCGGCTGCACCTTGGCGACGTTGCCCGATGCATCGAAAAGAGGTTGCGCACCGGCCGGGATTTCAGGATTAAACGCGACAGGCTGCGACGGGTTGAACGGATTGCGCATGATGCCGGTGCCGGTGATCGGCGCGACATAGCTATCCTTCTGAAACTGAGCCCGATTCGCAGCAGCAGTATCGAAACCGCCTTGACGGGCCTGCATCGTCGCAGCAGTGGGTGCGTATGCTGCAGCAGTCGATTTAAACAATTCCTTCTGTCCTTCCGGGCTCATATACATCATCGCCGCAGCGGTCGTCGGGATACCGTTCGGATTAAGCGGACCGCCAGGCGAGAGTAACCCGCCTTGTTGCGGAGCAGGCTGAGCAGACGAGCCACCGCCACCAAGTGCCGACGCAAGCGCCTGCGGGCTTGAGCCAGACGAACTCGAACCATCACCCGAGCCACCAACGCCGGACGAAGCTGCCGGCGAGCCGGTAAGCGCTGCCCATTGGTTCTGACCGAGCCCTTGATAGCCTTGCGCGACCTGATTTTGCATCTTTGCAGCTATCAATGCCTGACCGAGTTGCGCTAAGCCACCGAGCGAACTGTATTTCGGAACAACCGAATACTGCCCCGATCCGACTGCTTGCGTATTTTGAGGCTGGAACGATTGCTGCATTAAAGCTTGCGCAAGCGCTGCTTTGTTGGCGAGCGTATAGGCATCTCCCTGAAACTGCGGGAGAACCGTCATTCCGGGCGATGCATTAGGCATAGTTGTTGCCTCCGCTCAAAGCTTGTGCCATTGCCATTCTGTGCTGTTGGTCACGATTCAGATTCGCTTGAAGATTTTGCGTATTCGCTATGTTTTGTTGCTGGGCAAGCATGTTCGCCAGTGCCGCATTGCTCGCGGTGAAGGGTTCATTGTTAGCTTGCTGCGAATAAGAATTCGCCTGCTGCTTGGAGTTTTGGCTTTGCTGACTGAGCAATTGCTGAATCATGCTCTGCATACCGCCCATATTCATGCCGCCCATAGAAGCCCCGCCGAGCGAAGATCCGCCTGCGACTTCACCGGACAAGCCGCCACCTAGTGCGCCACTAGAAGTCCCCGTCATGCCTCCACCAGGAAGCAGACCGCTAAATAGCCCTGTCGGGGATGACCCGAGAGCGCTGCCCATTTCGCCGGCAGTTGCGCCCGACAAGCCAGAGCCACCCGCTGAAACGGTCCCCGTCAGACCGGCATCCCCAAATGCAGCGGGGCCACCGAACAAACCGCCAAATCCGCTTGCGCCACCGGCACCTTCTGCGCCAGCCGCGCCACCTCCAAACAATCCGCTTAGGCTGCTGCTAAGCCCACCACTGCCGCCAGCCGCCCCGCCAGCACCACCCAATGCCCCGCCGATCGCCGGGGCCGCATATGCGCCGCCGATCATCATCCCGATAGTGTCGGCGGGCTTCGCCTCGGCCGTGCTCATCACCTTGTCGACCATCGGGATTTTTCGCAGCGGATTAATCGTCTTGTCGATCTGCCCGCCAAACTCCGTTACTGGGGAAATTATTTGATTCGTCAGCTTGGGGATCTTGTGCGACGTGAGATCGACCCACTTATCGCCAATGCCACCCGGAATCCACGCGATAGGATCGGTCCATTTCTGAATCTTTCCGCCGATAGCGCCGATCGGAGATTCATGGTTGTCTGCGCTGAGAGTGTTTCCGAAAACGCCCATTTACGCCGCCAGTTGGTAATTGACTCGGTCGAATCCATCTGCACCACGGAGCACAGCCTTTGGCACAATCTTGCGGACTTCGTCTGCCATGAAACCGATATGTCGAATTCCTTCCGGCTCCCACATATATCGGTAGGTGTAGACGCCCAGTCCATTCGCCCACGTTGCAATACGCTGGATAGCCCGTTTGGAGCGCCGGTCAGACATCGCATAGGCCATCATGCCTGCAGAGCCGAGTCCAAATAGGCCGCTCATGGTGTTATTCGAACTGGCTTGGCCTGCGTTATATCCGGCGAGTTGCGACTGATACTGATTGTTGTAGAGCCCTGCAATGTCGGCCGGCGCAGCACTTGCCTGGCCGGTTCCAGAGTAGCCAGGGATCAGACTTGCGATAGATCCGAGTTGCGAATACGGCATGTTTCCAAGGGCGGCTTGCTGTCCATACAGACCGGACTGAGCGCCATACGTAGAGCCCATGCCGCTCAGGTTTCCTGACTGCAACCCAAAGAGTCCGGCCTGGTTGCCGACTAATCCGGCCTGCTGACCATACAGACCGGCTTGCGCACCCAAGTTATTGGCCTGCTGTCCGACCAATCCGGCCTGCTGACCAAGCAATCCAGACTGAGTATTGACGCCTGCGATTTGATTCTGTAGATTCTGCGCTCCGAGTTGCGAACCGGTCATGATCGCTTGGCTCTGCGCGTTGCTGTAGGCTTGCTGCTTCGTGTTGTTATAGTTCGTCATGGCATTGTTATATGCCTGCGAACCGGGGGCCAGACCTTGATTCGCCAATTGCGCGCTAAGCGATTCGCCCTGTTGCGAAAACTGAGGATCGAGATATTGCGTCTGTGACTTGTAGGCCGCATCCTGGCCTTGCTGCTGCGCTGCTTTCGCAGCTCCTTGATCAAGTTGAGAGCCCAAGCCCGCCAATTGCGAGCCGATTCCAGAATATTGAGAATTCAGACCGGAATACTGATTTTGCAAGCCGCCAATCTGGTTCGAAATGTTGGAATACTGCGGAGCCAGTCCAGAGATACCTTGGTTAAGCCCTTGATACTGGCCTGCCAAGTTGCTGTATTGGCCGTTGAGCGAATTAAGACCGTTCTGCGCATTAGAGATCGTGGCGCCGCTATTTGACGCTTGCCCTAACAGGCTATTCATCGCGCCGGTAAGCTGGGGGTTCGCGCTTACCTGCGTGTTGTAGATCGGCGCGCCTGTCTGCGGGTCGACACCGGTCTTCGTCGTCTGCTGCGATCCGAACGGATTTGAATAATTGTTGAGGTTCAGTGCTTTGTTATAGGCAGCCGTATCCGTGTTCGTCTTGGTTGTAGCCGATGCAACGACATTTGGGTCAGGATAAGACGGAGCTGAGCCGCCACCTCCTCCCTTGCCGCCTCCACCGCCATATAGCATGAACTGATCGAGCAGCAGATATTTGAACAGCTTGAAGATGCTCATTTCATTCCCTTAAGGAGCGAGTCGTAAAATTTGCCGTCGAGATAGCGGCATTCCCGTTTGAGCATCCCGTAGAGAACAAAATCGGTGCCGTCTGCTGCGGCTTCTCGTAACAATCCCTCTTGCTTGAATCCAAGGGCCGTGAGGAATCGATGGGCGTTGCTATTTTCAGCACGAACCAGCGCGCTAACCCTTTGCACACCAAGTTGCAGGAATGGATAGCGGAAGCATGCAGCCATGTAGGAAGGCGTCATCCAATGACGCGATCCATCCGAGGCGACGTGCATCATCACGTTCGGGCCGTTGTGCTGCTCGTAGAGAACCCCGGCAACGAGATCTCCATTACGTTCAAGCCCAATGGCGCTGTAGCCAAATAGCTCTTTCTCGCCAACCTTCTCGGCCACGTAGCGCATTACGCGCTCCGGCTGATCCCAAACGATGCGCTTCATACCGTCCAGCCCGTCTCAAACACGATGTCAGACGCCGCCCAGTGCGTCTCTGTACCATTCACGGCCGCTTTCAGCGTTGGCGAACCGGTCATGCCTAGTCCGACGACGCCCTGCCATGCCTTAGCGATCTGAAGCGAGCCGCCCCATACCGCCATATCCCATATCCCCGAATCCCACAACCCAAAGCTAGTGGGAAGGTAATTCAGTGTCGAATTCGGTACGTTCTGGTCATAGTCGACATTGATTCCGGCCGCCAGCGCCGGCGCACCGTTCGTCCACAAGATCGGGCGCATCATCGTGAAGCGCTTCTGCAGCGGCGTTCCGAACTCGCTGAAAGCCTGCTGGGCTAATGCGTTGATATTGGTGTTGTTGTCGCTGAATCCATTCCACGCGAGCCCGACATACCCGTCGCTGCCGAAATAGATTTGATCGTTGAAACGCTCCCAGTGATTTGCGTTCCACCCGGTGAAGTTGCACCAAGCCCCGGTAATCGTGTTCATCACATACTGTTGTTGCTGTCCCAATCCCACAGGGATGTTCAGAATGATCATGTTCTGAAGCGGGAACAGAACCAGACACCAGCCGTAGTTGTTGGGGTAAAGACTAGTCGCCTGGGAAATGGCGCCTTGGATCTTCCCGGTGATGTTCACCGCAGTATTGACGCGCGTCGACGCCAACAATTGCGAGATCGGGCCTAGACCATCTTTGCCGATATAGAGAAGATCGCCGCCATATTTCATGAACGATCGAAAGCCCATCGGCGTACCAAGCTGGTAGACGCCAACCAGCGCAAAGGTCGACGATTGCGATGGGTCCGTTCCCTGATAGACAACGACCTCGCCTTCGCTCGTCACGAAACAAAGCTGGTCCTGCACCCCGTAACCGCCATCCATCGTCAGGATGCCCATCGAGACGAGGGAGCCACCACGGCGGCAAATTGGGCTGAGATCGAGGAACTGTGCAGCGCCCCCGAACTGACCAACCGGCAGATACCACGCTTTCAGGCTATTTTTCTGGATGAACCAGATCCGACTAGCGAAAAGCGTGATGAACGAGAACGTATTCGGGTTGACGCCGGAAATGTTGGTCGACAACGTATAGACGCCAACGACCGTCGCGTTACCCCCCGGATTCGACGACATCACATAGGTAAAGGTATTCGCACCCGTTACCGTGATCGTAAATGTTCCGTTATAGGCGGCCGGCGTGGCGCCGCTGATCGACACGATATTTCCGGTCGTCAGACCATGCGGCGACGCAGTAGTCAGCGTTGCGGTCGTGCCAGCATTCGTTATCGACGTGATGGTCTGCCCTGTGCCGCTCGTGATCGCCTGCCAGGTGCTGCCGTTGTAGACGTAATACCCATCCTGACCGTTCACGATACCGAGGAACGGGCCAGCCAGCGTCGCAAAGTTAGTGTAAGCCCACTTGTCGCTAGTTAGTCCTGTCAGTACCGGAGCACCAACGGCGCCCCCCGAGCTGATGTCATAGATCGCGCTCCCTGATGCGGCAAAGAGCTTGTTCGATCCCGACGACGCGTTGTACGGCATCAGCGTATTTACCTGCCCTGGGATGCCTGTCGCCCATTTGGTGAACCCTTGGCGGGCCATCACATCGGATGTCGTCGGAAACCAATTGGTCAGCGTAACGGCGTCCTGAGGAGGCATCTCCGCAAGAGAATCACGCGCGTTCCAACCGCCGATCGGCGCAGGCATGTTGACCGTAGCCGAACGTTGCCCTTGGGCCTGCCGGCGTCTCCGCTGGGCTGCTGCTGCGATACCGGTTACGTTCGTCACGGTTGAGCGACTCCATAGCCACTGTCCGGGATGTTCTCAGGCCCAAGCAGGTAGCTCGAAATGCGCGGCGCCAGCGAGAGCATCGCCGCGCCCTGCTCCTCTCCCTTGACCGACGAAAGAATCGCGTCGTAATCGTCTTGGAGAAGCTGCGTTTCGAATCCCTTGATTCCGAAGTATTTGAGCTTCAGGCCGGCGACCATTAAGCGGTCGTCAAACAAGCATGTGTCTGTGTCCGTCGTGAAGCTGCCCTTGCGGGTGCCCGCTACGTCGGTTACCCAGTTTTTCGAGACATACTCAAACCCGAGATATTCGGACGTGCTAACACCAGGCCAAATCTGGAAGAAATTGCCGAGGATGCGCCAACGAATACGCGGACCAGTCGCGATATATCCAGACTTCAGCCATTGCCACTGCTGTGGACTCTCAGGCCCGAGCATTTCCCAATGCTTCGACTTGTCCCATTGCGTGCGATCGATGATCCGCTGATAGTCGGAGGGGAACGAATATTTCGTCTGCGCGAACGTGAGCGAAACGGCTGTCCCACTCGCCGCTGCAACCTGGCTCAGCGTGACCTGTGTCGGAGAATCAACCGACTGCACATACGTATCTTGGTTGATCCCGTTACCGGTAACCATGTATGTGCCAGCGACAATGCCAGCAGTAGATGGGATATTGATCACGACGGCCGAATTGGTCGTGACATCACCCGTTTGAATCGTCCACTGACTCGTGAACCGGTATTCAGTCGTCAGCGCTTGCCAGTTGAAGGCGGGCTCGCGAATCAGTTCATATCCGACCGAATTGAGCAGCGCCAACTGTTGCACCGTATCCTGTGCCGTGTTCCCCGCTACAGATGAAGGAACGGCAAGCCCCAATTCTCCGGTGGCCTGCTGGATCAACTGCAACATTGTCGCTGCCATGTCTTACGCCTCTTTGCGGGGGCGGCCGGGGCCGCGCTTTTCGGGATCCAGCGATTGCATTGCTTCGAGTTGCGAGCCGAGGCGCAGGACCGTCGCCTTCAGGTCTTCGATTTCCTGATTACGAAGCATCAGGTCTTCGGCTTGCTTCTGAGCCAGCGACGAGTCTTTTGCCGCAGCGATATATGCCGCCGCTTTCGTGCGCAGCTCGTAGCAGCCCATACCGATGCGCTGGCATTGCTGGTCCGAGCATTCGGCCAGTTGCTCGACGGTGTGGAACTCGAGCGCCTTCAACTTGGCGACCGTTGCGACATCCAGACGCGGCCAGTCTTCAACCGGCGTGCCCGATTCCGGGCGGTAGGACGTGCGGCGCTCGTAGGCTGCCCACTGTCCCGGCCATTCGTCCTTGTCGTCGTCGCGCGCCGGCCGTTCGATGATGTTCGTCGGATCGCCCGGATTGCACTTCTTAATCATCGGGACCAGATCGAACTCGGGCTTGCCGCTCTCTTTGCTGCGGAATTCGTTATATCGCTTACCGGGGAAGAACTCGACATACAGGCCGGCGCGAGGGTTCTGCGTATCACTTTCCAGTGCTTCGTACATTCTTTTCTCCTGTTATGGGTAAGGTCCCGTGAAAAAAGGGGCGCCAGAAACGACGCCCCAAGACCCACGGGAGAAAGCTTTTTTAGACCGACGCAGCCGAGAACCAGCCGTAATCGCCGGTCACCATTGCCGTTGCCGGCGACGTGTAAGCGCCACCCGATGCCGTCGCGAGGAAGGTAGTCGGGCTGACCGTGCAGACGGCCGTGGAAGCGGAGATCGAAGCATTGGCTTTGGCGAAGACGTACCGCTTACCATCGCTGCCAAACACTTGTTCACCGAGGTTGACAGGCACGGTCCGAGCGCCCGAAGCAATATCGGTAGCCAGGATCGTGTTGACCAGATCGAAGCCGATCTGAGGAGTTACGGAATACACAGGCATGATTGCTCCTTAGGCGATGAGGACGCCGCTGAACTGCGGCCCGCGCGACGTGAGGTTGCCGGCCCACCCGATCAATTTGGTGACCGCGTCCTGATTTACTGCCTGACGCTCGCCACCGATCGGCACGAAATTCCGGTCGCGGTGCGGACGGAAGCTGATGTACTTCGTATTCAGCCCCCACATGTGATTGGCCGTGGCATTGCTGCCGATTCCACCGTCCAACACCACATCTGCCGCCATGCCGCCGCCGTAGAACTTCACGGCCGGGAAGCCTGCGCCTGCAAGCTTCGTGTTGCCGTCGCTCATGACGCGCTGCTGCGCTTGCATCGACGCGATATACGCCGAGTAGTAGTTGTTGTCCGCGACGAACAGATCCATCCGATCGCGGCCGCGAACTGCTTTCAGCGACAGCTGCGTCATGTAGTTCTGGATGTTCGCCGCCGACACCGGAGCGCCGCCGTTGGTCGTGCCCGAGAACACCTGCGATTGCCAGAACGTGAAGGCCGAGCGCGAGATACCGCCATACGTGCCCGAGGTCGGAGCATCCGGGATAGCCGCGGCCAGACCGGTGATGTTCTTGCCCGAGTTGCCCGTACCGTCCAAGTAAATGTCGCCGGCAATACGGTTGATCAGCTGCGCTTCGGCAATGTCCATGCGCGAATCGAGCAGATCGATGATCGCTTCTTTCGACGAGTTCTGAAGCATTTCCAGACCCGAGATCGTGACCGCAGCGGCGTACTGCTGGATCGAGAACTGGGCTGCCGAGATCGGGCTATTCGGGCTGATGTTCAGGACTTCATAGCCCGAGTACGAGTTGACGTTGGTCGTCGTCGAGTCGGTGTACATGATTTCTTCCAAAATCACGTTACCGCCGCCGAACGGGCGCACGTTGCCCCGCTCACGAAGAACCATCAAAAGTGCGTTGTTGTTTGTTACGTTGTCAGCGAGTTCGCCGCTACGAGACTGAATGGTCGTGGCGATGATGTCGCTGATTGCGCTATTGGCGAATGCCATGTGTAGCTCCTATCAGTGAGATCAAATACGGCTTGCGGTTGCCTGGTCGAACGATTCTTCCAGTGCTGCGCGCCGTCCTTTCGGTGCCCCGCCTGTCGTTGCAGCGATTGAGCCGGGTGTGGCCGTTCGCGTGCTGACTGCGTTCGCTTTGGCAGCTTTCGCCGCCTTATCCGCGTCAATCCGACGCTGCTTTTCCGTGGCTTCGCGTTGTGTCGCTTGGCTCTTCGTGAATAGCTCGTCGTTCAGGCGGAGCGCTTTCGAATAAGCGCTATCAAGGTCCGTAGCCAGTCCTGCTTGTAGCAGTTGCTGCATCTGCGGCCCCAATTGGTCTACATACGGATGCGACGACTTGAAGTTCTCGACTTCAGCCACCGCAGCCGCTTGCATCTGTGCGTGTTGCTGTTGCTGCGACTGCGCCATCTGAAACTCCAGATCGCGCGCGCGCTGTTGCGCTGCCATTACATTCGGGTCGATGTGATGCTGCATGTGCTGCGGCAGCGCCGCGCTCTGCTGCAACATCTGCTGGAGCGGAATGCCGCACGCATGCGCCACGTTCACCAGCGTCTGAATCTTCGTCGCTTCGTCGCCAGTCGCGAGCAGCCGGCGCGTATGCAGAAGGTCACGAACGACCATTTCCGGCTGCACGCCCTGTTGGCGGAGCTCGTCGAGATGGGGCTGGATCTGCTGAACGATCGGCTCTACCTTCGAGCGGTATTCATCGAACCCGCGTTGGCTTTCCTGCTCACGCTGATGGATGTACTTCGCGACTTCCGGGTCCAGCTTGTCCCAATGGGCGCGCTGCTCGGCCTTCCATGACTTCGGCGGCTCGGGACGCTCCAACGCCACCGGTTGTGCTTCGACGCCCGCCACAGCCTCAGCAGACGGCGCTGCCGGTGCCTTCGGTGCGAACCGGCCCGATTCATCACGCGCGCGGCCTTCGTTCTCTACCGGATCGGCGCTGATGTTCTCGACGCTCGGCGTGCTTGTTTCGTCGTATGACTGGATTTCATCGATAACGGGAATGCTTACGCCTTCATCAATAGCATCCAGCGCTTCAGCTAAATCTTCTCTGCGGGTTCCCATGGCTCAGCCTTTTAGTTGGTTGACTTGCTCGATGATCTTTTGCTTGCGTGCCTTCTTCGACTCCGGCGCAAGGTCGATCTTTTCTTTTGGCTTCAGGTACTTCGTTTCATTACCGATCTCGATGCAGTTGTGCGCCTTCAGATGGTCGCGGTGCTGCGATCGTGAGGTGATCATTTCGCCAGTAATCATCGATTTGTACGGCTGCATGTCGGTCATGACATACGGAGCCGTAACCCGGCGTTGCATCATTTCGCCGCAGCACTCGGGAAGGTCTTTGTACTGAGCGACAGTGCGATAAACGTCCTGCTCGTTGCCACACTGAGCACAGGCGCATGCGTAAATTGGCATTGTTATTCGCTGGAGGCAGACTTGGCCGCGCTGATCTGCGACGCTTCGAGGGTGGTTTGTGCGCCGATTTCGGCTACTTCGAGCTTGACCTGATTGTTCATCGCGGCAATCAGCATCTGGAACTGGCGGTCACGCTCTGCTTTGTCGGCTTCAAGCATGGCTTTCATCTGCTCAACGCGCTCGTTGCTCTGCCGTTCCATTTCGTCGCGGTGCATTTCCATTTCAGTTTCTTGCGCCGCCTGCATCGCCTGGTAACGCTGCTCGGCTTCCGCCGTCTGCTGCGCCAGATGTGCCTTCAGTTCTTCGAGTTGCCCCTGCTGCTGAAGCTTGGCCGCTTCCATCTGCGTGCGCTGCTGCTCCATCTGCATATCCATCTGCATGCCGGCCTGCTTCTCTTGGATGCGCGCTTGCGACTCGGCCTGCACCTTCTGGATTTCGATCGGCGGCGGCTTCGGCTGGTTCGCTTGCTGCTGAACCTGCTTCGTAAGCGTCTCCGCGGCGTTGTCGATCATCCCTTCCAGCGTCTTGCCAGCCTTGAACGCCGACACGCCGAACTTCAGGATCTCGACCAGCACCGGGGCGAGCTCGGGCTGAGACTGAGCGGCCGGCACGGCCTGTTGCAGGAACTTGCTGACCATTTCCACAAACTCGATACGGTCTTGTTTCTGCGCTTCCTCGTCGATCTGAACGAGCGAATCTGCATTCACTTCGATCCGGAACGAGCGCAGCACCTGATTGCGCAGCATTTGAAGCGCTTGCGGCACGAGCTGCTGATCTTCCGGCAGCAACTGCGCGGCCGACGACATGCGGACAATCGTCTCGTCGCTGAACTTGCCACAGATCACCTGCGCTTTCAGGCGAAGCAGGTCCGTCGCGTAGATCGCCACGTCTTCCTGCGTTGTCCGCAGACGCACAGCGCCAAAGCGAGCCTTGATACCCTGTGCGGTCGCCGTCTCTGCCGCGTCCGTCTCGCCGCGCATGATGTCGGCAATACCGGTGAGCGCATAAATCTGCTGGACGACGTTCTCACGCGCTTCGAATGCGATCTGCAACGCCTGAGCGATCGGGCTCAGGTCGACCAGATCCATCGCGCCTTTTAGGCCGCCCTTCTCAGAGAATTCCGCGAAGCTTTTCACCGGCACGAGATCGTTATTCCCAGTCTCCGTGAAGAGACGCTGCAGTTCCTTGAACTCAGCGTTATATACGCCACGCACCTTCAGCGCCTTAATCAGCCCGTCGATGCGGTCGCTGATCGTGTCGAGCTCGTTCGCCTGGTCCTGATACTGGATGAAGTCGGGAACCGGAACCAGCGTGTCGCTCGTGGTCGTGCCGAACAGAGGCTTGGCGCACGGCCAGAAGCCTTCGAGCTCGAGCGGGTCCGGCTTCTCGTCCAGCAGTTCGCCTACCGACTTCGACAGCCAGACAGCCTTTTGCGTCGTCTTGTCCCAAATCTCATAGATGCATGCCTGCTTACCGCGGCCAACATCGTTAGACGGGATTTTGGACTCGCCATACCCTTCAGCCGGGTTCGTGGCGTCCAGAGGAATACGCATGGCCGTCTCTTCGCCAAAGCGCTCGCATAGCGTGCTGTAGGGCAGATACACCTTGCGCCATACGCACGTCACTTCTTCCCACGTACGCGCGACCGAATGCCCGAAATCGCGCCAGTGCACGTAATCGACTGGCGATGTCTCGTCGTCGATCTGTTCGAGCGGCTGGTCGTCCGTTACCTGGTCTGCGCCGGCGCCTTCGATGACTGCCATGTCATCGCCGGTTTCGTCTTCCGACATCGGCTCTTGAACGCTCGTCACTGGCGCATATCGCACCCATGCCACGCCACGGCCGCCAAGAAAGCGATCCATGACGCTATTTTTCATCGCCTCCCGATAATCCGGGTAATGGCGGACTTCAAACTCTAGCGCGCGCTCGAGAAGCAGACTTGCCACACGGCCGACAGGATCGCTGTCCCGGAAGCGTCGCGATACGTCGGGCTGCGGTAGACGACTGAAGGTGGCTGGAACCAGTGTTTGGACATTGGCCCATAGGATGTTGAAGCGTGCGGACTCGTTGCCATACGTGTATTCCTTCGCGTCGTCACGATAGCGCTTCACGATCTTGCTCGTGCGATCCGTCCACTTGTTGAACGCCTTGTCATAGGCCGTGATATAGCCCAAGTAGCGTTCTACCTCGGGCGAACGAGTAAGCTGGGCCATATCTGCCTATTACTGAGCGGTCACGGCGACGGTCGCGCCGGTCACTGCGAAGAACGTAGCCACAGTCGTGTCAACCACGGTGAAGGCCACGAGAACCGGCGTGCCGATCACGTTGCCTGCGTCGTCCAGATTGCTCAGCGTGACGGTGTAGTCACCTGCTGCCAGATTGTCGAACTCGGCCGATGCTGATTGCGCGGGAACGACCGTGCTCGAGACAGACGCGCCGGCCAGCGTGAGATCGACGCGAACGCTCGAGCCACCTGTGACCGTCGAGCCAGCAGGAACGGGCGTTTCCATGAAGACGAGCGAAGCGATTGCTTTGAAGAGAGCCATGATTAACCTTTTGAGATAAGAGAACACGATTAGCCGAACAGCTCGACAGAGCAGCGTTCGAGATTCAGCTGGTCGGTGCCGACACCAGCTTGAGCGGAGAACGACACCACTTGGTCGACTGATGTATCCACGGTGCCGAGAAATACAGGGCCTGCATTGAACGCAGGGCCGATCATCGATGCAACCTGTGCAACTTGCGAGTTGAGCACGCCGCGGTTCTGAATCAGGAATTCGAGATTCACCGTAATGGCCGTCGTGAAAGACGCTTGAAACGCCACTACGCCACCATGCCGAATGCGGAATGTCTTCGTATTCGCGTTATTCGGCATGGTGAAGATCGCCGTGATACGCATCGTCGTATTCGGTCCCATCGTCTTGCCGGGGATCGTGAACGACTGCAATACGTTGTCCGTGGTCGTAAGCGTGTTCGGAACCTGCACCCCGCTCGAATAGATAGGCGGCTGTACTAGGACGTTTCCACGGAACATGCTCACTCCTTATCCAATGATCTCGACGATGTAGCCTTCGAGCGTGATCGTGTCCGTGCCCACGCCGTTCTGCGCGGTGAAGACGACCGTGAAATCTTGCGATGTGTCGATAGCCATCGTTGCGATGGCGCCCCCTGTGCTGAAGCCGAAATATCCGCCGCCCACATACGACTGAGCATTGATCGCCCCGCGATTGCGGATCACCGTCTCTGCCTGAAATACGCCGGTCGTGGTAAAGCTCGACTGAATGACCGTCACCCCGCCAACCACGAGGCGAACCGTCTTCGTGTTGGCATTGTTCGGATAGCTCCACAGATGCGTGATGCGTAGCGAACTGTTCGGCCCCATCTGACCGCCCTTGATCGTTTCCGTGCGCAGCGTGTTATTGGTCGTGCTGCCAGTGTTCGCTACTGGCGTGCTGTACGCGATCGGCGGCTGCGGCAGGCAGCGAGGCAATACCGGCCAGCCGCCAGGCGTTGTGACTGTGTTCGTCTGGATGCAACCCACGAAGCTGCTATATGCGGGCTTGACCGTCGCCCCGTCAGCCTGAATCAAGCCGAAGTTAAGCGCGTTGACGCCGAATACAGGACCGGTTCCCGAGTCCGTCGTATCAGCGAACAGCACATAGGCGTAAATTGCCTTGATGTTGTACGTCGTCTTCCACGTGAAGAAATCCTGCGTCCGGGTTGCATAGAACGCGCCCTGGTTGGAGTCCGCGGCACGCGAGCCCCATTCCGTCACCATCAGTTCGAATGCGGGCGTCTGCGGAACGTCGTATGTTGCGTTGCCCGTCAGTCCGCGCAGCTCGGCCAAGCTATTCGTCGACACGCTCGAGCCAGTGCGCGATTTGCACGTGAACGACGTAGGATTGCCCTGCGTGTCGTAGAAGTGCGCGCCCATGAAATCAATCTGAAGCGGCGTCTGAGTGACCGCGCCAGTTGTATCGCGCCCTTCGCGCAACATGCGGAAAGCGGTCTGCGGGAATGCCACTCCAGACGCATAGCCCAGCTTGAACTCAGACGTTACGCTGCGAATGCCGGCCAGCATGCCGGATGTCCAACCACGCCAGCATTCGAATTTGCTGCTCGTGAAGTCGTCATACGAGCCGCCATCAGCGACGAATCCACGCGGATTTGAGCCGTTGATCTTGCAGTTGAAATCGAATTCGTTGCTCGTCTCGATGTAGACGACGCCCGAACCTTTCAACGCGGTCGCCAGCGAGGCGCCCAGCGTGTTTGCTGCGCTCTGCTGCGCGGCGAACGTGCTACCCAAGTTAGGCGATGCGTCGATCACCACCAGCACGTCAATGCCGCCAGCGATAAGCCCTTTGACCGTTGCCAGAACGTTGTTCGCCTTGGCAACCGATGCGATGTTCGTGCGTACCGTCTGGATGCCCATCTGCGCAAAGCGCGCCAGATAGGACGATACGGTCATGTTCGGCCAGAAACTCGACGTGTATCCGATGTGGATATTCACGCCGAAGAATCCCACCGGTGTGATGCTCGCTACGCCTTTTGGCAGATATACAAGCTTGCTGTTCTGGTCGACATACGCCTGACCAGCAGAGCCGATGGAGCTATCCGGAGTGCCTGAACCAATGATGAAATTAGATGCCGTGTCGCCCGAGCCGCTCGCACCCTTCGAATTCAAAAATGGTGCTCCATATGCGCCGGACGCCTTCTGATACCAAAAGCCCGTGTCTTGATCGATCCAGAAATCGCCATTGATGCCAAGGGAGTCGGACGGAACGCCCGAGCCCGTCCGAATCTGAGAACCCGGCGTACCGGACCCACCCCCGCCGATCGCGCCGCGTAACATGTCATTGGCCCTCGCCCACCTGAATATCCAGGGTTGCCGTGCCGGTGCCGCAGATCGCGCTTAGCTGCAGCCGCGAACCGTTGCCATCGGGCAGCGTGAACGTGGAGTCCGTGCCGGCCAGCACAGGCGAACAGGTGAACGTAGCCGTCGACGTAGGCACAGTCGCCACCTGAGCGCCCGAGCCAATCGAAAGATACGCGTGGTTCGGACCTTCGTTGACGATGCGAATGACGCTGCCCGTACCCGGCAATGTGATAGACGCGCTAGCCGTGACGGTGACCGCAAGCGATCGGCACGCAGATTGCGCGGTGAATGAGC